ATTAAATGAAGACACGAAAGAGTCTTCAGAAGAAACTAAAATAACAGAATCTTCACAAGAAGCAGAGAAACCAGTTGAAAAGGCTGAACTGCAAGAAGAAGAAGTATTAAGTTATTTAAAAAACAGATACGGAAAAGAAATTAATTCATTTGATGATTTAGTTACTGAGCGAGAAACGAAGGAGGATTTACCAGAAGATGTCGCAGCGTATTTAAAATATAAAAAGGAAACAGGTCGAGGAGTTGAAGATTTTGTAAAACTAAATCAAAACTTTGATGATATGGAGCCAGATAGTTTGCTAGCTGAATATTTTTTAGCTACCGAAGAAGCTGTAGACAGTGATGATGTCGAGGTTTTAATGGAAGACTATTTAATAGATGAAGATTTAGATGATGAATCTACTATTAAAAAGAAAAAGTTAGCAAAGAAAAAAATTGTTAGAAAAGCAAATAAGTTTTTTAACGAACAGAAAGACAAGTATAGTCAGCCTCTTGAGTCAAGAACCGCTGATATGTCTAATGAAGTTAAAGAACAATTAGCCGAGTACAAACAGTATGTTAATGATGCTGCTAGTCAACGTGAGTTGACAGAAAGAAAGAGAGATTGGTTCGCCAAGAAATCTAACGAAGTATTTTCAAACGAATTCAAAGGTTTTGAATTTAAAATAGGTGAGAATAATATAACGTATAAACCAGGTGACGCAGAAACATTAAAGAAGTCTAATTCTAATATAATGAACTTTGTAAATAAGTATATGGATAAAGACGGAATGATGGAGAATGTCAGTGGGTATCATAAAGCGTTATCATTAGCGATGAATCCAGACAAGTTTGCCGAGTTCTTTTATGAGCAAGGTAAATCAGAAGCTATTGAAGGTGATGCACGTAAAACTAAAAATATAAAAATGGGATTACGTAACACACCAGAAGTATCTACTGCTAAAGGAGGAATGAAAATTAGGACTATTAATCCAGACTCTGGAAAGAGTTTAAGGATTAAAAGCCGAAAATAAAATAAATTTGAAACCAGATTGGTCGCATACGACTAATCATAAAACTATTAATTATGGCAGGAGCTATTGAAACAGGTGGTTTGTTAAATTTTCAGTTGCAGCCTAGTGCGCAGCAGATTACTACTCAAACTAACTACATTAGTAACTTTGATTTTTTAAGTACATATCTACCAGATACGTATGAAAAAGAATTCGAACGTTACGGAAACAGAACAGTATCATCATTCTTAAGAATGGTAGGTGCTGAAATGCCGTCTAACTCAGATATGGTAAAGTGGGCGGAACAAGGAAGATTACA